CTGGTCGATCCAGGGCTGGGACAGAAACTGGGGAAAGGCGTCGCCCAGGCCGCGATGGTCGAACACGATGCGGGTGATGTTGGGGAAGCGCACGTAGGTTCTGCGGACCTCCTCCGCAAGAGTGTCCAGCCGCTTGCCGTGGTAGGATCGCATGTAGACCAGCTTTTTCAGATAGCCTCCGCTCTCCATCTCCACCAGCTTGACCACGCAGATCACGGCATTGTCCGCGTTGCTCGCGCCGGAGGTCGCCAGGTCAACGCCCATCACATAGTCGGATGTACTCTTGACCGGCTGAGCGATCTCTACCTGCTTCAGCGTCCGACAGCTCTCCGTCAGGTTGTACGGGAACACGCTTCCGCTTTCCGCGCCGACAAAGAAGCTGCCATACTCCATGGCAAACTTCGCTTCGGGCATCTTCTTCTGTTCCTTCAGGAAGAACTCCATATCTGTGATCCCCACGCGGGCGGCGCTGCGGTAATCCAGCGCGCAGGCGAAGTTGGAGGGATTACCCTTGCTGAACTCTCTCAGCGCCTGCATGAACATGGCGTAGAAATAGTTGCTCTTCAGGCAAGCTGACGTGATCGATACGGTCTTGCTGGGGTAATCGGCGATACCGCGCTGATGGCAGATGTCGCGCTTGGTGTTTTTCACGGGCGCGATGACCGCGTCCAGGTCGTCCGCCTTGACCTCCGGCGACTCATCGATGACCACGATCTTGGCGCGGTTGCCGCGCATGGTACCCACGGAGAAGCTCTCGATCTTCGAACCGTTCTTCAACGTGCAGATGCCCTTGTTGCGGGACAGCTGCACGGCGCGATGGGAATCGGCCTGGATCTCCCGCATGATCTCCGGGTTGCGGATGAAATAATCCTGAATCTTTTTGACAATCAGGGTCGCCTGCTCAGCGGTGCCGGAGACCACGGCGATCAGGCTGCCGGGGTAGAGGACGCCCACGGCGATGCAGCACAGCGCCGTCTACCAGGTTTTGCCGTAGCCACGGCTCTTGACCACCATGAGCGTGTCGGCGTTTCCGAACTCCCGGGCGACGACCTTCTGGGTATCCTTCAGCTTGATCTTGAAGTAGGATTCGATGAAGATGTCCAGGTGCGTCCGCCAGAAGAAGATCTGTCGCGCCCACAGTTTCACGTTTCGGATGTCCCGAATCTGGGTGATCGTCATACCGTCACCTGTTCAAGCCCTACCGCCGCGACTGTATGTCGGAAGTCGGCGATGATCCTGTCGATGTCGTCGGGTGGGAATGCCGCCTGCGGGGTATCCAGCTCGCCGCTCATCTCGATCTTCGCCACGATCGCGCCGAGGGAGCCGAGCCCCGCCATGTCGCCGGGCTTGCGCTTGCAGGCGGCGAAGTTGGCGCTCTTGGACAGGTTGTCGAAGATCGCCTGCGCCTTCTCCCATTCGGCGACGCTGACCAGACCCTGCCGCATGCAGTTGTACTTGATGTCCGCGTCCAGCGAAGCCTTCGCCGCCTTGCGGGCGTAGTCCTGGATGTTCTGGTTGTCGAGGACGAAGCCCTCCTCCAACTGGGCGTAGTACTCGTTGAGGTAGTCCAATTCGCGCTGGGTGTACAGGCCGTTCCATTCCCGGCTGAAGATCAGCTCGCCATCGTCAAGGCCGGGCTCCTGTGGATTGGACGCTATGGTGCCCTCGCCGGACTTCTCATTGTAGGTGCGATAGTTGCCGTCCGTATCGACGTTTTCGGTGTAATGGTACAGCCCTGCCAGGTTCATGATGCCCAGGAAGCTGCGGCAGGCGGCTTCTTCCTCCAGCCTCTTCCGCTTCTGCTCCGCGTCCTTCCCACCCGCCGAGAGGTAATCGCCGGAGGTGGAAAGGGAATACATCGCACGGTTCAGCGCCTGGTCATAATATTCATCAGACCAGGCGCGGTTGTTGTACCAGCAATATTCCCGCAGCGATTCCCGAGTGGTGCAGAAATCGTTGACGCACTTCTTGCACCATGCGTCCCGGTAGGACTGGGCGCTCCATTCCCGGTTGCGGTAGAAGTCGTTGAGAGGCAGCACCTTGCCGCATTTGACGCACAGCTTCTTCGGCGTCTTGTTTGTTCTCTTGCGGATGGTCGGCTTCTCCGACATGATGCTTCACCTCTCGATCAAAGGGAAATAGGATAGATGCAGCGGCGACCGTAACCGGCCTCCAGCACCATGGCCAGCGCGCCGGGCTTGCCGCCGTAGCCGAGCCGCTGGGCGTATTCGTCCATGCCGCAGACGCTGGGCACGCGGATCACCACGGAGTTGCCCTGATCGGTGTAGCCGGAGACGTATTCCTGCTCGCGGTGCTTGTGACCGCAGATCAGGTAGTCGATGGCCTCGCCGTACAACAGCATCGTCTGCTTGGCGGCGTTCTCCAGGGATTTGATGTCCGTGCCGTGGGTCAGCAGCAGGTTGAAGCCCTGCACCGTCAGGTGCTTGCGCTGCTCGGTGACGCTGTCCACGAACACGCCGGGTACGCCCTTCAACCGTTCCGCCAGGAACCAGAAGATCACCTTCTCAAGGTTCTCGCCGGGGAAGTCGCCGCGCTTGCTGTTCAGCGTGCGCGTCTCGGTGTGGTTGCCGTCCACGCCGCAGACGGAGACTGTGGCATACTGGGACAGCGCCGCGATCCACTGGGCCATGTGTTCGGAGAAGCGCATGCAGCTCTCGATCACGCCCCAGCGGAGCTTCATAAGCTGGCTGTTGCGGAGCATGCCGTCCAGACTGTCGCCACAGAGGAGCAGCTGAACATCCGAAATGTTCTCTTTGACGATGATCTCGCGCACCTGCGCCAGCAGATCGTCCATTCGCTCACCAAAGACCTCCGGGTTGTATCGATTCAGGATCTCGCCTCTCAACCCGCGCACGATCCACTCCGCACCGTAATGACAGTCAGCAACGCACAGCACCAGCGTCCTCTTGCCGATGGGCGCTATGGGGGAGCGCTCCGCAATGGAAATGGGCGGCATCTCCTGCGCCGCCCGGATGACCGCCTCCTGCAGCGCCTCGCTGCGGGACTGGGCCCTGTAGGATTCATTGATCTCGTTGCGCTAATCGCGCAGCTTCTGGATGTCGCTCTTCGATTCGCCCTTCTGCGGGTACTAATCCAGCATCCCGGCGTCGGAAACCTACCGGACGCCTGCGCCCATCTTGCGCTACTGGTCGGGATGCACGCCGTCGGTATACTGCTCCGCGATCTCCGACCAGTCCTTGTCCGAGGCACCGGAGATCTTATCGTACATCTCCCGTACCTATGCCTGCTTGTCGCTCAAATTCTCACCTGCCAATACACGTTATCATGTTGTCCTCGATGTCGTAACCGTCCTGATCCACGAAATGGATTTCTCCATCCCCGCAGTCTATGACTGTCACGCGATCCATGTCGTATTGATCGCCATACCGCGTGCGCTTCGGCGCATACTGCTTCAGACTGGAATCGAGTTCATAAACCCTGCCGTTGTAAATGAACCGATTGTCGGTATCCACGCTGACCGTAGCGATTCTGCCATTGGGGAACAACCGCATGATCGCATTGATTCGATCGAACCTCGTTTCACGGCGCCGCGTCTTATGACAGGCGGTGTTCTTTCCATCGGCTTCCGTGCACGCTTCCTGGCTGTCCACCTTATTCAGGAATTCCGCCAGTTCGCGCCGCTGATCTTTGCTCAACAGGGAGGTGTCCAGTTCGCCGGTCTCCAGCAGTTCAGCGACGCACCCCGGACAATCGGACAGATTGATTTCGCGGCTCCTCAGAATGGCTTCCTTGTAGCTGGTCAATGAGTCTCGATCATCCGAAGGCACGTCCCGGAGAAGGAGCGTTCCGCACCTGTCCAGAAGGCGCTTGACCTTGTGTTCAGGCGCGTAGGCCTGCTCATGGTTTGCGCTCAGCCAGTTTTCGTGGCAATAACCTGCCCAGGGTTTCAGAATCAGATCCTCCTAAAGGGATCTCTTGCTCTGCTCTTCGTTATATAACAGCGTGAAGCGCGCCCCATTGGGCAGCGTGATGTTGAATCGCGTGGCCATTGATTACTCCCTCCCTAAATATTACTTCCGGCCAGGAAGCCATTTTCGGAGAATTATTATGTTAAATCTTTGTTGAATCTGTGCCGTTCCTGGTTTACTTCCGGAATTATGCCGCAGGACGATAGAAGATGAAGAATTGCTTCCTCTGCGACTCAAAGGCCGCGAGCTTCTGCTTCTTCCTCACGCTGCTCGCCGGATCGTTGGCGTACATGTAGGTGTCGTCGCACTTCCAGAGGCAGATGAA